GCGCGGCTTGTTGATTTTGGTGTTAACGATCATTTTGTTTTCCTCTGTGTGTTTGTTTAAGTAAAGCTATTATATAGCAAAGCAACTAACTTGTGTAAGCAAGACGTCCGTATTTTCGCATATTGACGCCCAATAAAAAAGCGCCCAAAGGCGCTTTTTATTACCATAATTGGATTACGGTGCGGGTGTAAATGTAATCACACCAGAATTTCTTAACGATACCGAATAGGTTTCGGCTTCACCTCTAGCACCGGTAACAGTCATAGAAGTAATAACAAAAAGCCCTTCGAGTTTGTCGCCGTTGCTCATAACCATTTGATACTTGTGCTCTTCGCCGGAATAACCTAGGGCGCGCACATCCTTGTCATAAGCGGTATCTAAAAAGATGCCTTCTAAGGAGACAGTAAGTTCTTTGGTGCCACCGCCGCTTAGTAATGCGCCCCATTGACCGTCGACCTTAGTGCTGACGTCGACTGTAGAGTTATTAAGTGTCCAGTTATTGCTCTTAGCAGAAAGAACTGCTTCGAACGTGCCCGGGGTATCGGTTTCGATTTTTAGTAAAACTAAAGAACCATTTTTTGCTGTTGTCATAATTTATTTTCCTTATTAAAACGCGCCAAACTTTGACGCTGTTATACGAATTTCGGCTGTAACTACGGGTTTTTGGCCTTCATTAAAATAGTTGTACGAACAACTAACGGATTTAATATCGCCAAATTGATCGACCCACTCGCTGTCGCTCATTAAAAGATCAATAACAGTTTTTACTAGATCTTCTGCTTGATCTGCATATGTTGTTTCGACTGCACTAACTAACACATCAATTTGCAGTTCTAATTCCCAATCAAAGGTAGGTCGAACTAATTGACCAGTGCCATTAAAGTTTGCAGTATATACACAAATGCACGGTAAACTTGTTAAGAAATTCGGAGTAACTTTGCTGTCATGAACAGGGACGTTTGTTGTTTTTAATTTATCAACAGTTGTCTTTCTGATTTCCTTAAACATTATTTCTCCAATAAAGTAATTACCACAACGCCAGTTCCATCATTGATGATTTCTTTAATTGTGTATTCTTTCTTTCTAACAACAACAGTAGAGTATTGGACTGCTTTTGATTTTTCTAGATCGCTTGCAGTGCAAGTAATTTGCGGGCTTACGCCAACAGTCACAGCAAAACCAGTGTCGATCTCTGCACGAGGCTGATCGTATATTGCATAAATGTTTTTGCCGTTTAGTTTAACTACTTCAGCAAAATCTTCTAAATCAAAAAAATCGTCTGCTTGATTGATCATATATAATAGGGGCCGAAGCCCCTAATCCCTTTAAATTACAGAACGTTCTTGTATCCAGCGAAAGCCTCAGGACGAGTAACAGCAACGTCGATATCAGTGATAGCGCGTAGCAGGAATCCGCCGCTTGTGAACTTTGTCGAATCGTCGATAGCAAGTTCTAAAGTGCTCCAGTTGCCAACAGTAACGTTGCTGAAGTCACCAAATATGATGTTGTTGCCAACGTTATTGCTCGAAGCGGTTTGATAGCCAGCAACAGAACCGTCATCGGCACGCAGATAGATACCAGTAGTGTTTGTGTCCTTAACAGTAGTAGCAAGAGCGTTACCAACTAGCGGATCAAAAGCAAACATGGCCATATCGTTAAGAGCGTTCGCAACTTCGACGTCCTTGATCAGCTCGCGGATAGCAGCATAGTCTAGACCACCAGCACCTAAAGTGCCCCAGGCGATACCAGTTTCAGCAAGGATGGCATCAAACACAGCAGCGTCGATCTTGGTAGCAACAGCCTTTTGCAGTTGCGCTTGAATGCGTTGTTCCATTGCAGTTCCGTTAAGAATCATAGAACGAGTAAGTTCAGCAAGCGCGATTAAAGTGCGCGGCTTCAGCTCGACCACACCGCTAGGAATGTTGTCGATAGTACCGTCTTGGCCTTCATCGACAAATCTTGCTTGCACTGCGCTAGTGAACTTCGGCAGTTCGATAACGCCATTAAGACCAGTCATGTATTGAACGCCTAAACGCTGAGCGATAGTGTTGTTAAACAGAACGTCCATGAAACCGACCTTAGTGCGATTAACTAAGGAAGGATTACCGGCAGCGGTAACAGCATTAGCGCCGGCAGCACGAGTAAGAACTTCGGCCGGAACAAAGATGTTTGAACGAGTTTGTAGTTTGCCTTGTGCCTTAGCAGCAGCACGCGAACACTCTAGTTCATAACCGGCTTCAGACCAGTCACCAGAAACAACAGCACTGATAGCGCGGGATAGGCTGAATTCTTCTGCTTCCTTCTCAGTAAGACCGATAGTAGCAGTAGAACGAACCGCAGGTGCTTTGCTCATCTTTTCTAAGACAGCAGCACGGAATTCGTCAACGGAACGGCCATCAGCAACGAACTGAGTTGCAACATCTTCGGCGTCAAAACGCTTAGCGATGGAAGTGATTTCAGAAACGCGAGCGCGTTCTGCAGAACGGATAGAATCAGCATCAAATTGAGTTTCGATTGTCATTGTATTTTTACCTTTAATAGATTGTTCGCTTCTTTGAGCGGTATTTGTGAGATCAGCGATCTCGGCTTCGGGTGTTACTTCATTTGCGATTTGACTATCGCTAGTTGTTTGTTCGGGGTGACTACCGATTGTTTCATTGACGGATTGACTACCGTTCTCGTTGTTATTTATACTTTGAGATTCGATAGTGTCATCACTACGGCCAATACCTACAGTTTGGTCTGCCGGAATGCTGACTACAGAAATTTCAACCGGAGTCCATTGACAGTAAACAATGTTATTGCCCATAGCATCTTGTTCGATACGCTGTCCTGTAATTTTGTAGCCGACACTAATATTGCTGCGAATGCCGTCAAGGACATCTTGGAATACTTCGTCGCCTTCTTTTCCTTTACTAAATCGGATTACTGCGCGACCTACTTTGTCTTGATCTATAGTTGCGGATTCAACAACACCGATTTGATCTTCGCGTTCGTGTTCTAAAAGCAGCGGAGCACGACCGCTTGCTAAGAAAGAAAGATCGACATCAATGGGATTGTGTGAGAGAACCTCTAGACCAAAAGATCTTTGAACCGATTGTTCAGACGAGAACGCTACAACAATAGTTCGATTTTGTTCATCGATCTCTGCTCTTGAGAGATCGGCTGAACGATAATAAATTGTTTGAGTCATAAAATTACCTTTCGAAAGATGCATTTATTTATAACTTAAATCACATAGATCCAACAGTGCCGCTAGTTCCGTCAGAATTTAAATTCTGTTCAGCAATCATAGTATCAATAACATCTTTTGGGGTGATCCCTAGAGACTCCATTAATGCTCGATCTTTAGCGATTTGTCTTAGTGTAGCTTCAGGGTCTCCGCCTCGCTTTTCAATAACTGCTGTATAGGAAGTTAAGTTATTCTTTAATGCAACAATATCAGCATTGATATCTTTTACAGGGTCCACTGACTGATACGAGCGAGGTCTATAGTTAACGTTTGCAAACTTTGTAAATTTATCGATAGGAATATTTAATCCCCAAGAGTTAGTCAATAACTGCATATCGAGCCAGGCTTCGTAAACAGGTTTAACAAAGGCATTGATAAACCAATACTGCATTGATCTGTATTGCGCTTGATCTTCTAACCCACCAAATCGTGCACTGCTATAGTTCACATTGGAAAGGTCGCCAGCAAGACTATTGTAGTTAATACCTAAACCGACAGCCGCGCCTCTTAGCACAGTTGTTTGGTAAGACTCGACCGAATCAGTTGGCACTTTCCAATCCATCTGCACTACATCCCAGCCGTAAGGTAAAATTTCATTAGCGCCAGGGGTGCTTTCAAAAGTTACATTACCTAAGTCGTCGGCTTGATAACCGGCTTCATCAGTTATTGGCATATCGCCTTGCTTGTAAAAGATTTGCTTGTTGGCAGCAACTCTAGCGTTAATAGCGATAGATTTATTAAACTCTTCGATTTGATGCAGAGGAAGTAAAGACGATGTGAGCCACGGAAATCCTCGAACTTGACTAGCACGCTCAGGATCATAAATGTGTAAAATATCTTTAGCGTCAACACGAATGCGGCTATTGGAAGCTTCGCCAACACCGAATGTTGCATCAGCAGGGTTATTTTTCCAGATCCAATATGCAATAGGTTTACCGTAACTGTTTACTTCAACACCTTGTATAACTTGATTGCCGTTTGATAAAATAACATTGTAGTTTTCATCTAAGTGATCAGCATCTAAGATTTGTAATTGGAAATTGTAAGGTCCAAACTCAGCACCACGACGTAGCATAACTAGTGCTTCGCCGTCTCTTGCAACTGATTCGATAACAATTTCTTGTGCTTTGCGGAAATCAAATCGACCATTAGTCGAACAATTTTGCGGTGTTGCCCAACGCCAGAAATGAGATTCGATAGTTGTGCTAATAGGGTCGAACTTACCATCTAGGTTAGTTCCTTGAACACTTAACTGAATACCATCGGGGCCGACTACATTAACTCGAATAAGTTTTAAATAACGACGAACATAGGAATTGTTAATAGCAGCAGATCTAGTTCTATTTCTAAGTGCGCTCAACCCAGCACGGATATCTGCATTAATAGAAACAGACTCGTCGAAATCATTAGTGAAACGATCTCTAATACTTGCTAAAAAACTTCTAGTTCTAAATTGAGGTTCGCTCTTATTTGTTCTTTGATCGAAGTTCTGCTCAACATGTGCGGCTTTTTTATTTTTATTCTTCTTAGCCATTTATTAACCTCGTGTAAACTTATATATAATTGCTTTTGGCGTTTTTTTCTTTTCTAACGAGATCTCGAGTCTAAGTTGTTTTCTAAGATCTAGCAACTCTTTAAAAGAGTATTTGGTAATACTTCGACCTGCAATACTGTAACTTAATTGATCTTTAGTTGCTTTTTTTTCTAAAACAGCTTCGACTATTTCTAGTGTTCTTTCAGCAAAAGATCGGATATCGGTGTCTAAGGCGGCGGTCGGATCAGCAAGCACATCTGCTCTTCCAGACTCGTATAAGAATCTTCCAATCACATTATTAAAGGTGATTGCATATCTATAAGTGCCAGCGTCTGCAACTACCCCATTAAAAACCCAAGTGCTCGTTGTAGCATCATAGGCTGCATTAAAAGAATATTCGCTTGGACCGTTTATGATCAATGTAGCAGTATAGCCATTGGCTGGTGTGCTCAGCCCTGCCGGCACTCGATGTTCAAACGCAAAGTTTGCGTGTATTGTTGGTAGTGACATTCGTTTACCTCTTATTATCCCTTATTTAGTTCATCTTCTTAAACCGCGTTTTGCTGCTAGGTTTTTTAACCACTGCGGTTGTTGCGGTGTTTGTGACTGAACTTTCGGCGGTGCATGAGCAGGTAAAATCTGTTGTCTAGGAACAACTTGTT